CAGTGAGCTTGCCGCCCACCAGGTGCGATACCAGGAAACGAACGTCGTCACGATCAGCGACGACCCGCAGCTTGTGTCGCACGTTGTCTGTCCAGTCTTGGAAGATGAATTCATCGAAGGTCATAGGTCACCTATTTGTTGAACGATATCGTTGAAGTCCGACGCCATGGGCACGTCACGGACGGTGAATATTCCAGCCAGACTGACGTAGTACCAGAGCACGTCGTTTTTGTCTGCCTTGAATTTGTTGAATGCAGCATCACCCAGGGCCTGGACGTCGGCCAGGATCGAACGGGCGTTGTGCAGCTTGTCAGCGCCAGCGACCAAGAGCACGTCGTCGCTTGCATGGCGCAAACGGCTTAGGTACTCGACTTTGTTTTCACGCCAAGTGCCGTCGCCGACGTTGGTCAAAGCAGACACGATGTTGAAAACCCGGTCGCCAAAATAGGCGTTGATCACAGTGGCGTAGTGAATGCCGCCGTCTTCGATCACGTCGTGGAGCATTGCCGCAACGGCCTGTTCGTCGTCGGCACCGTACTCCAGTGCAATGGCCGTCACGGCCAAAGGGTGTGCGATGTAGGGGATCGCAGTGCCCTTGCGTCTTTGACCCTTGTGAGCCTTGAGGGCTAACAGGAGGGCGTCGTTTAGATTTTTCATTTTGTTCCTAGTTTTAATTGGCGTTCGCGCAGGGCGTCGATCTCCGCCCAGAGCTTGACTGCGTAGTCCTCGGCGATGTCCTGCCCCTGCGCCTCCAGAGTGTCGTGGCAGTCGATCAAGGCCCGGCGGCAGGTGTAGAAGTCGTACCCTGCCACCTTGCGGGTGAACACTGCGTGGTGGTTGTTGTAATTCATACTGACTTCCTTGCAGACATACGGACAGTGGTGTAGCTCTCACCCTGGCTGGAGTGGGCTTTGATTAATTGCCGACTGGGCGCAAACTTCATTGCAATTGCTTTCCAGTCGATGGCAACCTTGCCTTCAGATTCGCTAATCGCGACCCTGTGGTAGACGCCTTCGATCACCGACTCGCCTGAGTCGATCAGGTCTTGCCGAAGATTTTGTTCGTCGATTTTCAGGTCGGCGATTTGTGCTTTGACCTGGGCCAGTTTGTCAACAATGTGACCGAGGATGTTGTCGTTATTCATAAAAAACTCCATAAAAAACCAAGCTGTTATCGGTCGCCTGGATACACCGCCAATACCCAGCACGCCGGGCATTGGAAGGGGCCGAAGCCCCCACCGCATTAAGCGGTTAGCAAGTCAAGTGTGCGTGACTTGAGCGCAGCGCCAGCACCCCACTGGGATGCGACGAAGCGGTTCTGATCGGTCTGAGCACGAACGTGGTGATCAGCGTATTCGGTGACCGCGTTGAGGAAGCCCCAACGTGTACCGAAGACACCGTCCATCATTGCGCCCATACCATCGCCGTTGAACAGCGACATCACCTTTTTGAAACCGGCTGTCTCGCGAACCTTCTCGCCGCTGCCAAAGACCTTGACCGCGATGTCAGCGGCCTGTTCTTCGTGCAACTCGATGTTGGCCAAGCGTGTCACTGTGTGACGGAAGGCATCCCAGGCAGCGGTGTTCAGGCCCATGAATTCTTTCACAGAAGCCGGATCGAACACCGAGCGGTGAGACACTTTGACCGAAGCGTCAGAGCCAGCCAGCGCCATCTGCAAGGTGTTCTTGCAAACGGTACGAACAGTGGTGCGACGCACCTCGGTGGCCAGCGATCCGTCAGCCGAAGAGCTGATCAGGATGTAGCCGCCGATCTTGTCTGCCACGGATGCCGGAGCAGCTTCGCCGATCTTGGCCGTAGCCCAGAAGCGCTTGCCGTCGTAGATCGTGCCAGCCGCTGACAGGTCCAGGCCACCGGCCTTGGCGATGTCGCGAAAGAACTCGACTACCTCGCCTGGCTGCACTACCTGGTAGCGCTTGGACACGACACCCAGGGGTGCTTGAGTGTCAGAGCGGAACAGAACGTGCTGGTCAGGCATCTTGACTAACGCTTCGCTTTCACGGCTGACGTTGAAGCGAATCTCGGAGCGGCGGATTTTCCAATCCATACCGGCAGCCACTCTCCACTGGTCCAGGCTGGTGCCATCTTCTAAGGCTTGGCCAAGACCGTGCCACGGTGTGCCGTCGCTGGCAAGGTAAGCAAACTCTACGGTGCCGTCGGCACGGGTTGTCAATTCATGGGACATGATTTATTCCTTTAACAAAAACCAAGCTGTTATCGGTCGCCTGGATACACCGCCAATGCCGAGCACGCTGGGCATTGGAAGGGCCGAAGCCCCCGGGGTTATGAGTTAAGCCACTCATCAAAGGTTTTGATTGGCCGACCGAGAGACTCGGCCCAGGCCACGTAGATTTGATAACGCGATTGCAAAGTTTCCATGATTACCTTTCAGGTGAGTTGATGTAGCCTTGGTTGATAAGCTGTTGAGCGGTGCGACCGAACCAGCCCTGGAGCTTCCAGGCCATGCCGGTGTCTACCAGGTACTGCCATGCTTCGAGCACCTGTTCTTCGCTGTCGGCTTCGACGAAGCCCTCTGCAATTCCTACTGCGTTGTAACTGTCCATGATTAAGCTCCCACTGGTGCAAACAATTTACGACCTTCGCGTAAGAACACGCGAATGGCTGCGGCGTCTTTGTTGTCCAACTCATCGTTGTCCAGCATCTCTTTCATTACGATTGCCATGTCGAGCAAGCTCATGCCGTAAACGGCACGCTTGTCGTTGAGGATTTGAATTGCTTGTTTGATGTCCATGTCTATCTCCAAAAGACCAGGCCGTTGTCGGTCGCCTGGATACACCGCCTAAACCTGGCACGCCAGGCTTAGGGGCCGAAGCCCCTCTATCACTCTGCTTGGTCAAACGGATCAGCCATGTACATGCCGTCCAAGGTGCCGTCCATCACCTTAAAGAGCAGCGCCTTGGCCCTGTTCAGAGTCTGCCGAGCGCCTTCGACGTCGCCGTATGCCATTTGTTCCTGGGCATCCGACATCAGCCCGGCGACCACCATGTTGGCACCCGAGCATTTGTAGGTCAACGACCTGGTGACGTTGGCCATAAAAGCGTTGATATCGCAACCGTATACATTGTTCATGCTACTAACTCCAATTTAAGATTGTTGACTAACTCGACTTCGTAACCCAGCTTGGCGACCAAGGCCAGGGTTTGACTGGTGAGGGTTGTTGTGCCAGCGATCCTGGCGAACAGCTTGGCTTTGTCGCAGACTGGGTAAGCCTTGGCAACGCCGTAAACCTCGCGAATGTTGATGGTGATTTTCATGCTGTTTCTCCAAAAGACCAGGCCGTTGTCGGTCGCCTGGATACACCGCCAATACCCAGCACGCTGGGCATTGGAAGGGGCCGAAGCCCCGACCATCACGCTACTTCGCAGGTCACTTCCGCGACGTCCATGATGTTGGCCAACCGACCGTTGGCGTTGATCGAGTATTCGATCTGTTCCATCGTCGGCTGGAAGCAATCGCTGTAATCAGTCCATTGGCCGCACTTGCGTGAGCCCTCGAACCACACCAGGTAAATCGAATTGCGATCTGGCAATCCTCTCACCGTGTACACCTGAGCGTCAGGGTGCTTACCGCGCACCACCAACAGACCAGGGCGCATGTCACCTTTTCGGTACTTCATTGCACTCTCCAAAAAACCAGGCTGTTGTCGGTCGCCTGGATACACCGCCTAAACCTGGCACGCCAGGCTTAGGGGCCGAAGCCCCGGTTAAAACTTTAGTCAAGCCGTCCATCGGCGTAAGCAAAAATGTCGTTGTTTTTCAGCACGCTCGAAAAAGCGTAAGCCCAAGCTTGTCCGCGATCATAAGACTGGGACATAAATGGGCATCTGATTTGCAGGCCGCCGCCGTATGCTGGGCGGGCAAGACCTACCTTTTTGCAATGCCGACCAAAAGGCGTGTTGCCTTTGATCTTGACCCAGCTAAAGCCGCACATGCCCTCGCTGACAAAATAGCTCTTGTCGTCGCCGACAACTGTCATCGGCTCTGGGCTTGCGGCTGTGTGGGCAGCAGCACCGGCTGCTATCGCGGCCTCAAGTATTTGGTTGAATGAATTCATAAAGTGCTCCATGCGGCAAATCGTGCCGCTCGTTGGACAAGGTGTCCGGTACTGCCTTCTCTGGAAGACAGTGGCTGAAACCTTGGAACGGCCAAGGAACAGTTTTGGCCGGGGTGGGGGATTACCTACGTGCCCGTTTGATAGGACCTTTACGTACTGGTTTAGCTCACCACCTCAAGACTCTTGCCCTCTTGGACTCTGTCTCACCAGGACATCTATCGGTCACCTGGAACGTATCCCCTAGTCGGTTGGTGGGGAAGAGAGAACAAAGAACAATCAACCGACAACTGAAATGTAGCACAGTGACAGGCACTGTCAACTATTATTTTAAAAGTTGTGAAAATACAACAAAAATAGTTTTTAAAGCGTTGTTTTTATGCAACAACTTTTTTGGGATTTGCCCACTTGACGTGAGAAACCGCAATCCCCCATAATGTGGGCGGGAAGGTGCGTCAGTCCGATTTGCCTTTTTACCGAACAATTAGGCCGCCCGATAAAGCGGCTTTTTCATTGGGAAAACCATGAAACAAATCACCATTACCATCGGCGACGATGGCCGTATCACCGTCGAGTCAAGCGAAGGCGGTGAGCCATACGAGTGCCAAGGCATGGACGATTGCCGCCAGTACGTCGACAAGATGTTGGCCGAAGAGGGCGGCGAAGGTGCCCAGGAACAAGCCACAGAGGGCCAGGAAGACTACGGTCAGATGTGGCAGCAAGAAGCAAAGAATCGTCAACCCCAACCCGGCCTAATGGCCTAACCCCGGAGAAACCACCATGCAAGAGTATTCCAACCCAGCCAGCCGTAACACCATGCGCGCCGCAGGCAACCCCATGAAAACCGGCGCAGCTATCGGCGGTGGCGGCAACGCCACCCAGGGCGCTGGCCAAATCCCTGGCAAAGTGTCTGTTCCCATGCCGGGAACTAACACCACGCAACCCGCTTACAAGGGCGGCATGGCCAAAGCGCCCATGGGCTTTAACAACGGCCTGATTGCTGGAAAAATCTAATGTCTGGCTCGGGCTTGTACGCGAACATCCAGGCCAAACGTGCCAGGATCGCAGCGGGATCAAACGAGCGCATGCGCAAGCCCGGTGCCAAAGGCGCGCCAAGCAAGGCCGACTTCGTGGAGTCTGCAAAGACTGCCAAGAAGGGCATCATTGGTAAGGCCATGAAGTGAAGACGCCAGCCTGGCAGCGCAAAGAAGGCAAGTCACCGACCGGTGGCCTCAATGCCAAAGGCCGGGCCAGCGCCAAGGCTGAGGGAATGGACCTGAAGGCCCCGGTCAAGTCAGGTGACAACCCTCGCCGGGCCAGCTTCCTGGCGCGCATGGGCAACATGCCTGGCCCTGAGCGTAAGGACGGGGAACCGACCAGGTTGTTGCTTAGCCTCAACGCCTGGGGCGCGTCATCCAAAGCAGACGCCAAGGCCAAGGCCAAAGCGATCAGCAACCGCAATGGCCTCATTAGCAAACAGATGAAGACATGAAAAAAGCAAGTCGAGCTAACGCACGCAACGCCGACCTGGCCGGAGCGCCGCCCAAGATGGCGACGCTTGACGACCTGGAAGTCCCAACGGTGGCCAAGCCAGGGAGGGCGCACGCGTCCAACCGAAGCAGCAGCACCAAGAAGGGTGGCGAGTTGAAGATCAACCTCAAGGCCGTGGCCGAGGCCCTGGTCGATGAGGGCTACGATCCAGCCGTGGAGATCATCTCCATCCTCAAGAAGCAGATACCGATCTGCGATGTCAACGGCGTGCCCAAAGTCGACCCAAAGACCAAGCTGCCCATGATGCGCGATGCCCTGGACCCAGACACCAAACTGCGCATGCTCAATGAGATGCTTCAGTACACGCAGCCCAAGCTCAAAGCCGTGGAGGTCAAGCTCTCCGGCCACCTGGAGCTGACCAACGAGCAGCTCGACTCCAGGCTTGAGATGCTATTTGCCAAGGCGCTCAAGTGAACCTCGGCGACATCGACCTGTCCAAGCTGGACCTGACCAGGCTCACCCTGGACGAGAAGCTCCAGGTCTACGAGCTTATGCGATTGAAGGACATTCGCGCCAAGCGCAACCGCCTGGCCACCTACTTGCCCTACGCCAAGCAGGAAGCCTTCCATGAAGCCGGTTCGTCATTCCGCGAACGGCTCTTCATGGCAGGCAACCAGCTTGGCAAGACATGGGCCGGAGCCTTTGAGGTCGCCATGCATGCGACGGGTCGCTACCCTGATTGGTGGAAGGGCAAACGATTCCCGTATGCCACGCGCAGTATGGTCGGCTCCGAGTCAGCCGAGTTGACACGCAAGGGCGTGCAGCGTTTGCTGCTTGGCCCGCCTGAGATGAAGGACGAGTGGGGCACCGGGGCGATCCCGCATGCATGCGTCCGCGACACCAGCATGAAGCAAGGCGTGCCTGATGCCGTCTCCAGCATTGTGGTGCGCCACGAGTGCGGCGAGGACTCGGTCATCCAGTTCAACAGCTACGACCAGGGCCGCACCAAGTGGCAGGCCGACACCGTGGACTTCGTCTGGTTTGACGAGGAGCCGCCACTGTCGATCTACTCTGAGGGCCTGACCCGTACCCAGGCAACCGGTGGCCAGGTGTTCGTCACCTTCACGCCTTTGCTGGGTATGTCCGACGTGGTTAAGCGCTTCCTGATCGACAAGCCTGCCGGGTCCAGCGTGACCAGCATGACGATCCACGACGCCGAGCACTACACCGACGAGCAGCGTGATGCGATCATCGCCAGCTACCCAGAGCACGAACGCGAGGCGCGCGCCAAGGGCATCCCCATCCTGGGCAGTGGCCGGGTGTTTCCGGTGGCCGAGGACGCAATCAAGGTACGAGCTTTCCCGATACCCCCGCACTGGCCGCGCATCACCGGCATCGACTTTGGCGTGGACCATCCAACCGCTGCGGTCTGGCTGGCATGGGACCGAGACAGCGACACGATCTACGTCACCGACACCTACCGCAAGAGCGAACCAGGTATCGGTGGCCATGCGATGGCGATCCGGGCCAGGGGTGACTGGGTGCCGATAGCCTGGCCGCATGATGGCCTGCAACGCGACAAGGGCGGATCGGGCGAACAACTGGCCAAGCAGTATCGCGATCAAGGGCTGAACCTTCTCAAGGACAAAGCCACATTCGAGGACGGCAGCAACGGCGTAGAGGCCGGTCTGTCCGAGATGCTGACACGCATGCAGACCATGCGCCTGCGGGTGTTCTCTCACCTGGAGGACTGGTTCGAGGAGTTTCGCCTGTACCACCGAAAGGACGGCATGGTCGTCAAGCTGACCGACGACGTGATGTCTGCTACCAGGTACGCGATAATGATGCGCCGCTACGCCAAGACACAGGAAGAGTCCGAAACCAGAGTGCGTAACAACCGCGTGCCTAACGTCCCCGCCTTTGGGGTTTTCGACGAAGTCGCAGGATACTGACATGGCCACCACCCAATACGCACCAGCCCCGGCTATCAACCTGGCAGCGCCAAATACCCGCGCTATGGCTCAAGACAACCTGGACATGCAGGGCGGTTACGGTCAAGCAACTAACAACATCGGCGCGCAGGGCATCTACGGCCAGGGTGCCGCCCCCATGGTTCGTAAAAACAAGGTCAGCTCCTACGCAGCCCCGGTGGGAACTCCGCTATCCAACAATCAGCCTGGCCAGGGTACGGGCGGGCCGCTCATGCCCGGTCAGCCTACCGGCCTCATCGGCTCAAAAATGCTGACACGCTAAGGACCATTCATGCAGCCACCACAAGTCAACATCGACGTCGAAGTAATCGACCCGCAAGCCCAAAGGGAGATGATGCAGGAGCGCTTGCAAGCGTTTGGCTCCAGCATGGCCCAGCAGCGAGACGAGTGGGTGCGTTCGCGTTACAGCTACGGCGTGGACAAGCGCTGGCTGGAGGACGAAGACCAGTACAACGCCAAGGACAACATCAACAAGGCAGCCAGCCAGATGATGACCAGCGTTGAGCAGGGCTACCCTGTCACCACCCAGGCAGCCAAGCCTCACCGCTCCACCGTCTACATCGGCCTGACCAGGCAGAAAACCAACGCAGGCGAGGCGCGCCTGGCCGACATCCTGCTGCCAACAGACGACCGCAATTGGGGCATCCAGCCCACGCCTAAGCCTGACGTGATGGGCATGGCGCGTGATACGCAAATGGCCGGTGACAAGCAGACAGGCGAACCGCTGCTGCACCCGGACACCCAGGAGCCGTTGCGCATGAAAGACATCGCGCGCGCTGCGATGGACGTGGCCCGCAAAAAAGCCGACGCAATGCAGCTTGAGATCGACGATCAGCTCACCGAGTGCGACTACAACGCCGAGGTGCGCAAGGTGATCCACAACTCAGCCGTGCTGGGCACCGGGGTACTCAAAGGCCCTATCGTCACCAACCGCACACGCAAAGCCTGGCAGCCATACCGAGACATGGATGGCAACCAGGTCCACACCCTGGAGATTGTTGAGGAGCTACGCCCCGCGTCGTTTAGCGTCGACCCGCGTAACGTTTGGCCAGACCCAGGCTGCGGCGATAACATCCACACCGGCAAAGGCATTTACGAGCGTGAGCAGTTAACCAGCCGCCAAGTGCGTGAGCTGGCCAAGCAGCCGGGCTTTATGAAGGACCAGCTTCGCAAGGTTTTGGAAGAGGGGCCAAAGAAGTCGGCCACGTTCCAAGAGCTGAAAGACGAGGACCAGCGCGACATCGCCACTGACGTCTACGAGATGTGGACCTACTGGGGCGAAGTGGACCACGACGACCTGAAGGCCACCGGCCTGGATGTGGGCGAAAAGGACGAGCTACGCAGCATCAGCGCATGCGCCGTGATGATCAACAACACGGTGGTCAAGGCATTCCTCAACCCGCTGGAAGGCGGCGACTTGCCTTATGACTTTTTTGTTTGGGAGAAGGTGGCCGGGAGCGTGTGGGGCTACGGCGTGCCATACCTCATGCGCGCTCAGCAGCGAGTGCTCAATGCGGCATGGCGACAGATGATGGACAACGCTGGCGTGTCCAGTGGGCCGCAGATCATCGTCAAGGCCGGAGCGATCCAGCCTGCCGACAAGCAATGGCAGCTTAGCGCGCGCAAGATTTGGTTTGCCACCGACGATGTCGACGACGTGCGCAAGGCGTTTACCGCTGTCGAGTTCAACAGCCACCAAGCCGAGTTGGCCGGGATCATCAAGATGGCGATGGAGCTGGCCGACCAAGAGACCGGCGTGCCCGCTATCACCCAGGGCGAGAAGGGCGCAGCGCCTGACACCGTGGGCGGCATGCAGATGCTGATGAACAGCGCCAACGTGGTGTTGCGCCGCTTGGTCAAACAGTTTGATGACATGATCACCAAGCCGCACGTCCGTCGCTACTACGACTACAACATGATGTACAGCGAGGACGAAGAGATCAAGGGCGACTTCAGCGTTGACGCACGCGGCTCCAGCGCCCTGCTGATACGCGACATCCAGAACCAGTCTTTCTTGAACTTGCTTGCCGCTGCGACCAACCCGGTGTTTGGCATCTACCTGGACCCGCAAAAGTTATTTGAGAAAGCACTGCAAGCTCAACACATCGACCCCAAGGACGTGTTCAAAGCAGAAGACGAGCTGGAGCGCATCAAGGAACAGCAAGCCAAGGCTGCGGAGAACCCACAGCAAGCACCCCAGGACCCGCGCGTTCAGGCGGCTCAGATTCGCGCACAGACAGACATGCAGAAAGCCCAGGCACAGAACGCGGGCGACATGGTAGAGATTCAACTGCGCCAGCAACTGGCACAACAAGAAGGCGAACTGCGCATGGCCGAGCTGCAAATGACACGCGAGATCGAGATGCTGAAGATGTCGAACACGCAGAACATTAGCCTGGAACAGATCAAAGCAAAACTGGCCGACACGGCTATCCGCGAACGTGGCAAAAAGGAAATCTATGCCGCCGAGCAAAACCTCAAACTGCAAACCGGCTCCGGCATTTAACGAAAGGACTTCATCATGGCATCAGTAAACGCAACCATCAGCAGAGACACCGCACCAGGCGCGGTGATCGTCACCTGGGCATTGGCCAACGCAGACACGGGCACGGCGTTTCAATTGCCTGCTGCTGGCGATATGACCTGCCATATCTTTGGCACCTTTGGCGGGGCTACCATTACCATGCAAGGGTCAAGCGACGGGACCAACTGGCACGCCATGACGCAAAAAGGCGGCACGGCCAACATGGCCTACACGACCACGGCCAACCATTCGCCCAATGAGATGCCGCCGTTTGTTCGCGCCATATCCGCAGGCGGCACGGGCACGGCCATTACTGCGTCTCTTTGCTTCTATCCGCGCTATACCAAAAACCAGTATTAAGCGGGCAGTAGCGGGCGTATAACCTTGTTGCAAAAATGCAACCGCCGCCCTATACTACGGGCCAGGGGCCTTGCGCCCAAAAACTACAGAGCCAGGCAATGACCTGGCTTTTTTGATGGCATGAACGATTTCACTACCGCAACCTGGCACCAAATGCGCAAATGGGCTGAAACAGAGCTTGAGCGTGCGCGTGTCAAAAACGACGCAGTTGGTCTCTCCGAAAATGAGACTGCGGCGCTGCGCGGTGAAATCAAAATGCTCAAACGATTTCTCGACTTGCCCAATGCGGCAACTCGGGGTGTGGTGGTCGAGTCGGACGAATAGTCCCCCTTGACCTTGTGAGTAGGCTACCGAAAGGTGGCTTTTTTATTGGAGAGCATTGTGGAAGAAAACGAATTGTCTCAAGACGAGGCGCAACAGGTTTGGAATGAGGAAGCTAAAAAGCTCGATGCCGGTGAGCAATCATCCGCGTTTGAGTCTCAAGCGTCTGTGCCGGAAACCCCGCCACAGGATACCCCTGACCTCCAGGCTGCTGCATCAACACAAGAGGCACCAGTTGACCCCCTAGCCGGACTCCCGGAGGAAGTGAAAATTGCATTGGGCAAGATCACCCGACTGGAGCAGGACAATGCTCAATTGCTGCACCACGTAAAGACTACCGAGGGTCGCGTGGCTGCGATGCAGCGTGAAGCCCAGCAGGCACGCCAAGCAGCGACTTCGGTCGATGCCGCGCCTAGCCAGGGACAAATGGCTGCCGCCGCCAAGAACCCAGAGAAGTGGGAGCAGCTCAAGCAGGATTTCCCCGAGTGGGCGGGAGCAATGGAGGAATACGTCGGCTCAAAGCTGAGCGGCATGGAACCCGGTGTAAAGGCCACAGACATTGTGGACTACGTACAGCGGCAACTGGCCACCGAGCGTGAGACGATGAAGGTCGCCCTTGAAGAAGCCCGAGTCGAAGGCAAGTACGAAAACTGGCGCGATACGGTCAACACACCGGACTTTGCAGCCTGGTACGCACTTCAGCCTAACGAGATTAAAAACCTCGCCGACAGCCCGGCAGCCCGCGATGCAATTCGCATGTTGGACTTGTTCCATGTAGCGAAAGCAAAACCGGCATCGGAGATCAGGCAAGAGCGCGGAGCACGTCTCGCCGCTGCTGCGACGACCCGACCTGGCCAGACACCGCCGCCCAAGACATTGGACGACATGTCACCAGAAGAACTGTGGAACTATGAGGCCAAGAAGCGCGAGGAAACCCTCGCAAAACGCGGCTACTAACTTTTTTTGTAAGGAATCAAAATGGCTATCCAAAACTATGGCACCGTAGCGTCGCGTAACTTAATCCGCGCCGCCCAGGGCATGCTTGAGCATGCTCAGCCCATCACCGTCCTTGGCGACTTC